GGTAGCCCATGAATCCAAAGTGTCCGTGGCAACTTCTAAGTTAGAGTTTTCCACGTTGGAATAAGTCGCCGCTGTAATGTCGAAAAGTTTAGTCGGCGGGATTCCTAAAAATCTCGCAATTTCTAGAACTCCAAATTGGCGTGACTGTAGAAACTGTAAAGCCTCTGTGTCCATAGCTACCGAAGTATAGACAATTCCTTCCTCAAGAATTGTCGTGGACCCGGCTTTTCGTCCGCCTTGTTGATCGGCCCAAGAATCTTTTAGTCGCTTGTAGGCTTCGTCGCTAAGAGTCCCAGGATGCGACAGGATGCCTGATGGAACTCCCCCGTTTCGGAATATGCCCCCTGCCATCTCATCGGCTGAAATTTGGATTCCTAAAACTTCTCGTCCGTAAGCGACAAGTCCTTGGCCAATTAGTCCGTCGCGTGTGTGGAAGTTTTTAACATGGTAAACGTCTCGCGGCTGGAGGTAGCTAAAGGAGCCGTCGTCATTTGTATATTTATAAACCAGGCTTCCGTCAGTCGCTCGCATGACTTCCATTTGTTCCGACTTAAGCGGCCAAATATTTAACGGAGTTCCTACTGTGTTTCTCTCAATTTCTGCAAATGAGTTACCCCAGTGAATGGCCGTCTGAATGCACCACGAGCGAAACGTGAAAGCATTCATTTCAGGATTAGGGGCTAAATTTAGTAGATTGGAAATTGATCCATCTAAAATATTATTGTTTACATCTTTTACGTACCAGGGAAGCTTTGCAATCTGTGTCGAGATATAAATTACGCCGCGATTGTACGCGGCCACTTGCATGGCAGATTCTTCGTTTACCTGAATCTTACCAAAGTAAGAAAAGGGACGTCGGGGACCTCGTGGAGTTTTTGGATTGGAAGTCTGCCGATTGAAAAACTTAAACAGAGAAAAGTCCATGAGTCCCCCGTCAATCTAATTACTTGCGCTTATTCTTTCCGCGCGCGGCGGGCTTTTCTACTTGATCTTCCACCTTTTCCATAACGGGCTCAACTTTTTCTTCCACATGGATAGGCGCCTCGACTTCGACCTTGGCCGGTTTCACGACCTTTGGCTCGTCTTCAACGATGACTGCTCCGCGCTTCATCCATTTGAACACGTATTTTTCTTCGATGTCGTAGGTTTTCCCCGCTTCGTACTTAGGAATTTCAGGATTCCCAAAAAAGATGTCGCATGAAAACTTCATTTTCGTCATAGCTTTTCCCCCTCTCAAAGTAATAAGGGAGACCGTAGTCTCCCTCATTACCGGCTAGCAACAAATGTTGTGCCGCATTTTAAATTTAGAGCGCCTTAGCGTAGCCAGGAGCATACTTCGGATGTGCGATAGCGATGATAGCACCGGGTTTAGCGGCAGTAGCATCAGCCATATCCAAAGAAACCCATGCGTATCCGCCTTCGACGTCAAGGTCTTCAGCCAGGACTTCGAAGATAACTAAGCCGGGCTCGTTCGCGAAGTCTGTCGGAACGATGTTGCTAGCTGCAACAGCAGGCTGCACTTTGGTAGTCACAACAGCCGAACCTGTGTGTACTTTTTTGTAGTACGGGTTCATGTGCGACAAGACCTTGGACGATCCAGCGGAAGCGGCTGTGTGCTGATTGAAAGTGAAATCAGTCACGCCGCCAGTCGAATCGGCCATAGCAACGATGAAAGTCACGCGAGCGTGATCTTTCATGCTGATACGAAGGCCGGTGTTGGCTCCTGCGTTCAAGTCAACGGGCACCAAGCCGAGCGCCACGTTGTATTTTTCTGCGAAATAACCTTCCATTTTTAACTCCTAAGATAAAGTTTTAATTCCGTTTCTACTTTTAGCTGGCAGTTCGAAAACCGCCAGCTAACTCAGTTGCTATTAGCGAGCTGCCAACAAAACGAAAGCCGACATATCGTAGCTTCCGAATTCCGTAGTCACGGGAGCTTGGAACGGGCATTTGCCGTCTAAGCGCATCGAGAAACGGAAAGCGGTAGTTTCGCGGTCGAACAGCAAGTGGATGCTTGTTGCCGACTTGATACCAGCTTTGCGAATCATGTAGTAGTAGCTCAGGTCAGCGAAGATAATGTCGCCGAGATCGCCGATTGCAGGCATAGCGCCCATCATCGGGATAACGGGGCGACCGAGCAGCGTGCCGTAAGGCGATGCGCTCAACTGACCGTTCAAACCGGGAGCAACGAAGATGTAGTTGTTGTTCTCATCTTTGAGAGTCAGCAACTGATCCATGACTGCCGGGTTGATGTACCAAGCTGCATTTCCGAGAGAAGACGGGAACATGCGGCTGTACATTTTGAGGATGTTTTTAGTTACAACAGTGTCCGCAGTCTGGCCGCCTTCAGCAGCAACAGTGTATGCGAACGGGCTGTTGATAATACCTTGAGGCTTGCCAGCGCCATTGCCGCTCAAGATTGCTCCGTTGATCTTGTTCATGAATGCAGCGGGAGCGGCATTCTGAATGTAGCTCTGGAGAGCAACTGCGTCGTCCAGCAACTCGTCAGTGGCTTTAACCAAAGCGGCGAGTTTTTGGAGGCGGAAGGAAGCTTGTTTGAAGCTGGGCTTCGACTCAGTGATGGAAGCGCCTTCAGCAGTCCAGTAAGCCTGAACGCCTTGGTTCCAGGGCTGAGACTCGTCTACATTCAAAGTCAAAGCGTTGCCGCTGACTTGAGTGACGTTAGCCTTAGCCATGAGAGAGCCGTCAGTGCTGTCCAACTTCTTCAAGATGCTGCTAGCGATTTCCTCGGGAACTAAGAAACCACCGTCTTCGCCAACTTTTTCATAAGCAGTCGAAGCTTGGAGTTGCTTAGCTACGTCGCCAGTTTGACCGGCTTTCTTAACAGCCATCAGCCATTCGCCTGAGCTGTTGAAACCGCCGAATTTGGCGTTCAAGGGCTCGCGCACTTCAACAGTGCGGATAGTAGCGGGAGCAGCAGCTTGGGTCTGACGACCTTTAGTAGCAGCGGCTTTCGCTTTGATTTCTTCTGCTTTTTCTGCGGCTTCGAGCTGTTTGCTCAAACCGTCGAACTCTGCATTGAGTTCGTCAATTTGCGTAAGCTGTTCGTCGGTAAAACCGTCGTCGCCAGCGTGGATTCCTTCGATCAGGCCCGCGATTTCAGCAAGTCGCGCGCGAATTTGTTCTGGTTTCATTTATTCCCCCAATAGGTGTAAAAATTATCCGGGTCGCTGCGCTACTTGCGAGCTATCTTTTCCCGAATTTTCTTCACGAGTTCATCTTTCGCTGCATTGATTGCTCCGGTCTCCGAATTGAACTTCTTCGGAGCTTTAGCAAACCACTTCGAGCCCATAGCCGATGCAGCAATCGGCTCGCTCTCTGCCATCTTAGAATCAACAAATCCTTGCTCGATAGCCTGTTCCGCGTCCATCCAAGTTTCAGCTTCGAGTAACGCTTTAACTTCTGCGCGGCTCATGCCGGTTTTCTTCGAGTAAATAGAAATCATTTGTTCCTCGACATCCATCAGACGGCTGACAGTGTTGTCGAGTTCCATGCGATTGCCCATTGCAAATGTCCACGGCAAGTGAACCATGTAGAGGGCTCCTTCGCCGATGATAATTTCATCTCCGGCGAGAGCGATGATGGAGGCAATTGAAGCGGCAAGGCCGTCGATGTAAACGGTCTTTTTACCTTTCCATTGCTTAAGGCGATTGTAGATAGCGATTCCGTCAAAGACATCTCCGCCTGGAGAATTAAGGCGGATGTCTAGCTGAGTAACTGAAGCGTCTAGTTTCTTCAGTTCGTCAGATACGGCCTTTGCGGAAATCATGGACCCGTCGTTCCAGAAGTCTTGGCCAATGCCCGCATAGATAACTAGCTCAGCTTTAGTGGCTGACTTAGCGACGATCTTGAAAGGCTGCTTAGCCCGGCTATTTGCAAAGTTCAAAATTTTTGGCATGGGATTCCCCTGACGAAATAATGCAGGATGAAAAGCCTTGCCGTAAAGATATTTTTATTGAAGCTAGCCGGAAGTCTTTTTCGCATCGCGCAAATAGCCTGCGAAAAGGGCACTGTAGTTGGCCAGGTCCAGGAGCGCGTCCTCGACGGACTCGTCTTTGACCTGCAACTCACCATTTGTGATAAAGCTGCCAATCCGAGAAAACTTGTCGGACATGCGAGTTAGGAATCCAATGGCCACGACGTCGAGGTCGTCGCGCTGCACTAGATTTCCGATGTGGCGGAAGTTATTGAACGCGTCCGTGCCTGCGCCGGAGTAGTCCGCGTTTTTCTTTTTTGTGATCTCGACCATTTGCTCACAAAATTTTCTGTGGAATTCAAGATACTCCGAGCGATTCATGCTTTCCCCCTAGTAAGTTTCTAGCCAGTAAATATCCGCTTTTAAGTTCTCCACTTCTAGCGGAAGATTGCGAGAACGCAAATCCATTTCAAGAACTTTTCTGTGAACTATGTCGATTGCGAAAATGAGCGGCTCGTCTTGGTGAAACACGGCGCGGTCCCGAAGCATTCTGATTTCACGGTCGATAATAGCAATGGCCGCTTCTCCGTTACCGGACAGTAGCGCGTTGAGCGCGCGGTATATTCTTTCTTTGCATTCGTCGCAATCCGTTCTCAATGTAGACCCTCGCCGTAAGACTTTGTTCCAGACGCCAGGCTTAGAATTGTCTTAGCCCAATAGTTTCTAAATTCAGAATCCGGACTCGCTCTCCCATCCATGATTTCTTTAATAGCGTTGTCGCAAACTTGAAGCGCGTGGGCATCCGACAAACACTTGAACTGAATTGCGCAATCTACCGGCTCAAGGACTGGCAAAGGGAATGGAAGATTCTCCGGATCATATTCCCGCATTTCTTTTTCTTCGCCTGGGTCGAGAGAGTAGATAATAAACTCGTGAGTCATATCGGGGGAGGTTCGACTTGGGGCTTTCATCCCATCCACATCGCGAAGATGGACGACAAACACAAGCCAGTGATTCCAGAACGCGTGAAATTCCCCCTTGATTAGCCAATTTCTAACTGTGGCGTGTGGAGTTCCGTCGCGACGTCTCTCCGGGCACGGGAGTACCCATGCCTTTCCCTGACCTTCCATGTCTGGTTTTCTCATAGCGTTCTAAGCCCCCGCTGCTCATACACGGACTCGACTTCTTCCGACTGAAGCCATCCGGCAAGTGCCATCAGGATTGCAACAATCGGGTCGATCTTCAACTTTGTGTGAGATTTACGCGGGAAGACATTGCCGTTGTGATCTTCTTTAGCGACTACATTCCCCAGGCACCAACGAAGGAGTGGGGAGCCGTTATGCTCAATCAGACCTTGGCGGATAAATGCGTCTAGTTTTTTCATCGGCTCAGAAAGATTGCCGACGTTCATTGCGATCTTAACCATTTCAACTTTGTTTGAAAGCCGCTGCGCAGTTTCGGTCGCGTTCCATGGATCGTAAAGACACTGGACGATGCGAGCGTGAGAGGCGACTTCCAGAATG